GACCCCGGAAAGTTATTGTTGTTGAACCAGCTCCTGAAAAGAAATTAGGATGGGGTGATAAAATTAGTGAGTTTTTAGCTTGCCCCCGCTTCACTTCTACCTTGTTTTATAAAATCAATCTTTATCTTAAAACTGCACCCCCGGAAGGTAAAGTATTTAATAAAGACTTGATGAAAACCTGTCAAACTTTTTCTATTGAAGAAATGAAAAAAGAATACCCTTTGATTTTGGAAAAGAAGTCTGCATTGCCTTCTGTTACACGCAAATGGATTAACTTTTTAATGAGTGAATCAATCCGAAAAGTTATTGAATACTATGAAAAAAACTAAAGCCGAAAAAGCCCTTTCAGGGGTAAAGAAAAAAATGAAAGTCATAAAGTATCTATTACAAGATAAAGTGATTTTTATTTACTCTACCACTGAAAAAAATGAAGAAGGGTTGGTTCAAATAAACATAACAGTATCTGAAAAACCAAAACTAAAAACAGTACAATGGATAAAAGAGGCTTAATGAAATTAAAGGGCGATATTGATACAGCAAAAACTCAAATATCCATGCTGAAAGGAAGCCAACAAACCTTGCTGTCCCAATTGGAAAAGACTTGGGGCTGCGGTGCGGTAAAAGAAGCTGATGAAAAGTTAGAACTAATGAAAAAGAAAAATGAAAGGCTTTCCGGTAAAATCACGGAAGGTTTGCAGGAAATTGAAGATAAATACATAAATAAATAAAACTAATATCATGAAAAAGTCAGAAGTTAAAAAACAGTTGATCAATCACGTTCATTCGATGAACAAGCAACTTACTTATGCGTATTTAGAAAGTTTATCAAATCAGTTATTAATCAATATGAGTCATCCAATGGATCGTCATGTATGGGCTAAAGAATTGACTGGTATTACTGTGGCTAAAACATGGTAAAATGAACTCAAAAGACCTCCGTTCATACTTTGATAAACAATCCGGAAAGAGGGATCAATTGACCGGGGATTGCGGCCAGCTTTCACGTAAAATAAAGCACTCAGGAAGGGAATTTAGACAGAACGAAAAAGCAAAGCTGATAGTGCAGGAAATTGGCTTGAAAATGCAAGAACAACTACAATATCACATCTCAGCCATAACCAGCCTTGCTTTAGAAGCCGTTTTTGATAATCCTTACCAGTTGGAATTGGATTTTGTTCAACGTCGCAATAAAACTGAGTGTGATCTATACTTTGCCCGGGGGGATATCAAAGTTGACCCCTTATCTGCCTCAGGGTTGGGGGCTGTTGATGTAGCCTCTTTTGCTTTACGTGTAGCAGCTTGGGATATGATGGAACCAAAGTCTGATAATGTTTTGATATTGGATGAGCCTTTCAAGCACTTAAAAGGGGAGGAAGCTAATATCAGAGTGTTGCAGATCGTAAAAGAAATCAGCAAACGGTTGAATCTTCAAATCATTATGGTGAGTGATGAGCGGATAAGCCGGGAGGATATTATTGAAAATGCTGATCGTACTTTTGAAGTCACTATTAAAAAAGGGGTATCCAAAATAAAACAATTATGAAAAAGCCTTATTTGGATGAAAATCAACGATGGATTTTAAATCAACACCGTACCGGACAACCCAATGTTATAGGTTCTAATATTGAATTTTGTTTAATGTTTTTGAAAACTATCCGATTAATAACTAAATTCTTTAAATCATGAAACGAAAGAAACTAAAACATAATCCATTGCAAAGTACCCTGTATTTTTATTTGCTTTGATGATTATTTGTATGGCTTTCATGTCCTGCCGGATACTGCAAAATCAAAACTATACGAAAAACACCAGTTGGAAATAATGGAAAGATTTGAATTGTTTGATTTGACGGCTGTGGATATAGGATATGCCTTTTGCCTCCAAAGAGAAAGAAAGCATTTGACCATCCGTCAAGTAGCCCTGGGCACAAAATTATCACAGGGAGCTATTTCCAAATTTGAATCCGGTGTACAGGATTTGTCAATTGGTAAAATGAGAACATTGGCTGATTTTTTGAACTTTAAAATCAAGCTGTGTATAATACATTAACCTTTTAAAACCTAAAAATATACCAAACCAATAGAAAGGGGGACAAGATTATGAAAAAGTAAAATGCTATTGAGATTGGATCGTTTAATACCCTAAGCAAAAAAAGAAACCCGGAGGAGCTTGTTGAAGCCTTCCGGGTTTCTTTTTTAACAACAATAACTAAACATCGAATCACTTAAACAAAAAGTAACCCAAAACTAAACCACCCCCAAATTCTATATATTTCCACCCCCACCACGGAGGCTTATCCACAAATGAAAGGCTGTTTGCTGACGTTATACTGGCGTTTGGATTGCCTTTGGACTTATCTACAGGATCAGTCAAGTAAACACTAACAATCGTGGCTTTTTTTGATCTTGTTGTTATGAAATCTATACCTGTTTGATAACCATAAGTAAATTGCATTTCATTACCGGATATCTTTGGGTGAAGTGTTAAAAATCGGTCACTCCAATCCCCCACTTTAAAAGTTTCTTTTGACCCGGCATAAATGGTATCATGAAGGGTTATTGTACCAGAGCCGAAAGCGTCAATTTTAGCTTGTAAAGCATCCACAGTTTTTTTCCATTCAATATTCCTTTGCTTCAATTGATTGACGTTCCACCCGGCTTCTTCCAATGAATTTTTTAAATATGCGGAAGTTAAAGTGATGGAAGCCAACTGAACATTTACCGCTGATAGTTGAAAAGTTAAATCCCCGTTACGTGATCGAAACACTGAAACAGTATCCTGTAAAACAGACAGTTTGATGTCTTTTAATGTACTTTCTTTTTTTAATGTACGAAAGGACACGGATAACCAAATGATTCCAACCGATAAGATCAAAACCAGTAATAATACCCACCAATACTTTATGATTAAAGTTTTCATTTTATATAGTCTGAAATTATGTAAATTGATTTTTTACTTCTTATTTTACGGTACACCCCATCACCCTCCCGGCTTCCTGCTTCATTAGTATTTCCTTCAATGGTAGTATAATTGAACCGGGTTTCCCCTGTGATTAATCCCACGTGGGCCACCCTGTGTTTTGATTCAAAATACAAACCAAATACCTGCCCAGGCTTGCTTACAAATGGTTCAGGGGTTTTCTGATTTTGTCTGAATACTACATTTCTGTTAAACCAGTCAGGACAATAAGCTGAAAGGGGTGTTGTAACGTTTGCATGTACATGAACCCAAGCCACAAAAGCCGCACACCATGCATACCCTTTATTCAACCCGGTGACATGGAGATATTGTTCCACTGCATCCCCGTCATTGTTTCCACTTCGTTCCCGGATGCCTACTTGTGAGGAGGCTATTCTCATAACCTCCTGACGTTTTAATACAGTGCTGCCAGCAATACAGTTCCCCCACCAAAGAAGGCAAACCAAAATAATCCAACTTTTATCTTTTCCCATTCTGTTAAATTTTCAATTCCATCAGGTTTATCAGGATCAAGTAAATCAAAAAAGAAACGATTGGTTTCTTTTAACCAAAAGAACGTCACTGCAGAAATAACGGACATTGCCATCAAGCCAAACGCTATTTTCTGGAAGTACCCCACTGGATAGGTTTCTGTTCCTATTAATCGACTCATTAACCAAAACAGGAACCAAGCCCCGGCAGCCAATATCCCTATGAAAAATTCAGGTTTGTTTTTAACCCACAAAAAAGGAACAGTCAGAAATTTTATCAAACTAACTAATAAAGCTTTGATTTTGATTAAATACTTTTTCATTGTTTTTAATTTTTAGAAATGATTTGTAATATTTGTTGTATTCCATTACGAATTTCAAGGATACATTGTTCATGTTCTTTTTGTAACACTTCAATATTTTCCTTCAATTCAGCATCTTTCGTGTCGACATGAGTGGTTAAATCTTTAATGGCTTTTTCTGTTTCTGCTTTTGTTTTTAAGGATAAATTTTTTGATTTGTTGGAAATGTATCCTGCCGACAATGCTGTTAAGAAAACTAAAAATTCTATGACCAACCTCATATTTTCTGTTAATATAACGACTAATTTCATAAAGTAGAGTTAAGGGGATGGACAATAACAGGCATAATTTATGTGAGAAATAATCTTTGTCCATCCATAATCCTACAACCAGCCAAGCCCCGGTAGATATCAGGAAAAACAAAAAAGTGTAAGCTGCTAAAATATTTAACCATCTATTGGTGGAATATATTCTGAATGTGAGGGCTGTTATAATTATCGCAAGGTGTCCTGATAAGGCATACATGATATCTAATTTTTCCCCAGTCAATTGCCGAAATACGGAAAAAATAATGTAGTATATCAAAAACATTCCTAAAGCAATTGCAGCCCCCACATTGAAAAGTTTCTGGTTCATTTTATGGAATTGGTTTTCCATCTGGGGAAGTAGGGGTCACTGGTTCCGGGTCTTCTGGTGGATGTCCGGGTTCATCATTTTTCTGTACTGTTTTTAATTTCAGCATGATCTTTGTTTTTTAAAGTTTGTACTAATAACAAAACTATTTTGTGATATGCATAAATAACAATAAAAAAGCTCCTCCGATAGCACTCATTAAAAGGATGGTGGTGGTTATGTAACGATTTTGGTTTATTTCGATTTTCCGCACCCGGGGTTCCACGTCTGTTTCCACCAATGTTTTTAATGCGGTAAAATCTTTCACCCCCACTTTTGTATGCTCCAAGTTTGCCATATTGGTAGTCATGCCTGTCCCTAATTCACGAACACTTTTATCCAATATCTCCATCAAAGTATTTAACCGGATTAACAAGTCATGATCATCCTGATTCTTTTCATGTAATACCTTTACCGATACACTGGCAGCTTGGGCAACCACTTCCGCAGCTTTCGCAGCAGCATCAGATATTAATGTAACAGCATCTTTTGCCGCTTCTTTAATATCATCTTTATGTTGACGGTACTGTTCCAACTCTTCCTCTTTTCTTAATACTACTTCTGATTTTGGTGGCATACAATATTATTTTTAAGTTAAACATTCAACCAATCTCCATTTGGCGGGCAACACCCTGCCATTATTAATTTAGTTCAGTTCTTCAATCAAATCAAATCTGTATTGTAATTTGATTAGTATATGCGACCATTCCGCCTCCTGCAAATCCGAAACTAGTCCCAGTTTTCGGAAGCCATTTTATCCGATATTCTCCAGATTCATCGACAAACTCTATTTTGCAATTGTCAACGAACGGAACAGATTGACTATAAAATAATTTGACCCCCCCCGCAAAATTCATGTAAGTCGCCTGAATAGTTCCTGATATGAGTGTCTCCAGCGTACGATTCCATTGCGTGAAAAATAAATTAATTGTTCGACCCGGGGACAATTTTGATAACCCTGAAAGAATCAACGATGATGAAGTTCCTGTATTCCATACATTTACTTGTGTTGTTAGATTATCAACTACTGATCCGGAAGAACATGCTGTCACTCTTCCTTTTGCATCAACTGTAATTGAAGCAAGTGTAACCGATTTTGCGGTTCCAACATTGTCAAGCCCGTGCGTGTGATTTGTTCCGTTGTCGCTGTTAGTTGATGAACTTGAAACGGTAGTAGGTGCTGACGCTCCTCCTCCTGATCTTTGTAAGTTATCAATCTCAACCTTAAAACCTAAATGGGTTCCAAAACCTACAGCCTGTTCAAGCCCACTTTCAGCTAAAGTTGGAATCAATACTGTTTTACCGGGATGATCAGAATCAAGGTAATAATAATACCCTAACAAATAATGAATATCAGGATGATTGATATAGCCTTCACTGACATAATTAAAATCATCCCCGGACAGCACGTCTGAAACTATCCCAATAGGTAAATAATCCCCACCCAAAGTTGCTAAAATAAAATAAGGATCTTCACCTTCCGGGGCAACAATCGCAATAACATCCCCCACTAAAAAACCATGGGAAGGTTGATAGTACCCAATCGGATTTGTAACAGGATTTTCTGAACCTTTGAAAGTTGCTTTTTTCAGCCCCACTTCTTCCCATTCTGTATAATCCACTGTTAGGTCTTCTGAAAGCGTTAATTCAATAAGTTCTGCTGTTATTTTGCAGTTTTTAAAATCCTTTGAATATGTATTGAAAGCGTATATCTTGTCAAGTATGTAAACATAATTATCGAACCCCAATACATTAGAAAAGTCAAAAATTTCCAACCTCAAAAAGTCTTTGTAGGATTTTCGATTGGCCAGAATATTCCTAACACATAAATCCAATATATGGGTTTGTTCTGTGTGAGTATAAGTATTCCATTCATGACTGGTTATTCCCCATTGACCGTCATAAGTTAAAAAAGCCCCCGTTTCAGTTATACTTTTCCCATCAGCTATCAGAGTTTCAAAATTCAGTTCTTCAACCCCTTTTGTATTATGCTGATAGTATTGTTCATCATAATCAATTGTTACCGGGTTGTACTGATCTGAACTTGCTTGTATTTTGGGAATACTTACATTTTTTATTTTAAAGGAGGCCGTTAACCAATCCCACCGTGAATTATCTTTTGTACCAAAACTAATACGCACGTTATAGGAACCACTTCCAATTGGTATTTTTAAGGCATCACAGGCAAGAGCTTCAAAGTGAATCCAATCCCTTCCATATAATGGGGCAAGAATTGGTATGCTCCATGTTTCATTTGATCTTTTTATTTGAACCCTCAATTGAAGGTCTTCAGGTAAAGAGGAACATGTAACAGCCTCTATTTTGTAATCAAAATTGATTTTCAAATAATCATCTGAAGAGGTTTGTGATATTGAAAAATCACTTGCTAATTCAATAAAATTATCTTCAGCCGATCCACTCAAAGAAGTCAATTGAAGTACTCCCCCAGATAATACAGAATGCGTGTAAAAAGCTATTGTCCAGGAACCCTCCCAATCTGCTAAATCCGCTCCACTCACATCCCCTCCTACATCTTTGTTTTTTGATTTGGTGAGGATGGCTTTTAATGGGTGTATTTTTTGTTGATCAATTCCCGGGGAAAATAGCCAATCTGATAAATCTACAGAATTGAATTTAGATGTACGGCTTATTAAAGACAAATCAGTGGATAAATAACGATGAGAATAGCTGTTTAACTCAAAAAAGTTAGTTATACACCACTCACCTAAATATTGGTGGAATTTAACGTTGAAACACTTTAATACGGCTTCAATAACATCCCAACAATTCATAACCGTGGGAGCACCATTGTCTGATATCTCGAAATAATTCTCACAATTGCTGTACATCTTTTCCAATGCACATTCATCATAGGTCATGGTTCCGGTATCCCATGAATTTAACTGAATGTTGAAATTCAAAGCGGTATTTAAAGGGGTCAAAGCTTTCTTAATGATAGCCAATAAAGAATACCTGCCAGTGATCAAAGAGCGGTCAGCGTTTCTGAATTCAATCTTTTTTAAATCCCCCAAACCATCAGTGGCTGAAAGTTTTATTGCTACTTGAGGTTCATTAGTATCGAGTGTTTTATATAGATTTTCCGGTTTTATCCACCCTTTGAAAATTAACACTGATGGGTATCCCTCAGGATACATGGTGTACTCAAGCATGTAATCTTGGTACTCTGATTCAAATATTTCATTTATCTTTGAAACATCCGCTTGAGGGATAAGGAAATCAAAAGTCAATTCCTGACCTTGAAGTATTGTATTGTCCCATTCATCTTTTGCCCCTCCTGTGTGAGATAAAACCACAGGCATATCAGAACCATTTTCGATCACGTAAGGGGTTGCTGCATTATCCTTATAAATATTGATGCCAAAATGAAACCCTTTTACATCAAGAAAATCATATGTAAATTTTTCTGTTGCCATATTTATCCCACATTTTTATTTCTGCGTTCAACCTCTTTCACGATGTAATGAATGTCTGTACCTCTTGTAACTCCAGCCACTGTAATGTGAATGTTATTCTGAGCGTTAAGCCCTTTTACTCCTTTAGCTGGTATAACCTGCTCCCCGCTGCTTAACATGGCAGGAAACGTGTCATTTGGGTATCCCTGTGGGACTATTCCACCCCCTGCCATCCCTGTTGCTTTTTTCGGAGTGGCAAAAGTAGCAAACAGCCCGGCTAATAAAGCTAAACCAGCCACAGCCGTCAATATTCCAATCAAACCTTTACTGGATTCAGCTGTTATCATATGGGCAGCAGCCAAAGCAGAAAGAATACCAATCATACTCAAAGCAGCCTGCATTATAATATTAGCCCCTTCAACAAAGGATACTTTACCATCATCCATTGCTTTAGTTATCGCATCACCCAAAGATTGAAAATTTAAAGCCACTCCATTAATAGCATCCCCAAAAGTCTGCCATTTAGTTGGTTCTAACAACTTTGCTTGGGCAATTTCGCCTTTTCGGTATTCATTCGACATATCCCCCAGTTTCTTTGTTAAAGCTTCCGTAGTGTTTGCTTGAATGACGTTAGCAGCAGCCATTTTTTCAGCTTTAGAAACATCATAACCAATACCACTATCCCCAGCCCATTGATTAGACATAGAGGAAAAATCTTGTTTTACCGGGGTGAAATCAAAAGAACCCCCTTTTGCTTTAGTGGGTTTATACCCGCTTTGCATTTTTAAAAGATTATCAAAACCAGATATTGATTTTACTTTTTCTGTGGCTGATGATAAACCTTCAATCCTACTTTTCAAACCGTCAATAACCTTGCCAGAAGTTATTCCAGAATCAATCATTGCCTTCAAATACGTGGTGTACAAATCCAGTTTATTTTTACCGTCATCCAAAGAGGTTCCAAACAACTTTTCATTCGTAGCCATATAAACTAAGCCTTTGTTGAAGGCTTCTGTGGCCTCAAGGGCTTTCACATTAATAGCTCCCCCAACTTTCGTCAATTGGGTTTCTACTTGTTTCAGGAAAGTTTGAAGGGATGTTAAATGCTTTTTATTTTCATCTGACTCAACCTCTTTCAAACCGTTAAACAATTTTTGTTTTTTGAAAACAATTTGTTCGTTCTTGTACACTTCTATTTTTTCAGCTTCAGTTACCGCTTTTATTTCCATCCCCGCTTTAGCAGCAAGATATTCTTTGTCAGTGGTAATACGGTTATTGTATTCTTTTTCGATATCAAGAGAAGCTTGTTTTTCAAGAGCTATTTGGGATTGTATTTCAGCTTGAAGACCTTCCAAACCCCCTTTGTTCATTCCCCCTATCCCTTTCATTTGATCTGAAATAGGATTAAAGGAATTTTTCAATTTATTGAACCGTTCAAAATCACTGGTAAGTTTTATTTGCGCCCCGGCTGCTGATTCTGTATTTTTAAAATAGGTGTACATTAACCCTCCCAGAGCAGCAACGGCAGTGATAACCATACCCCAAGGATTTGATAAAGTAGCAACTTTCAACCATGCCATTGCAGTAGTTAATCCCCCTACAGCCACAGAAAGAACCCCCACAATTTTTATTGTAGTACCGATCACTAAAGCCAATGGCCCAAGTGCTGCTACAAGAGCTAAAGCCCCCATCAACCATCGTTTCTGGGTTTCTGTCATTCCCATAATGGATTTTAACAAGCTATTAACCCATGTTATCACAGAAGTTATAGTTGGAAGTAATAAAGACCCAAAACTTGCTGCTGTTTCTTTGATACCCTCCGTAAAGGAACGCATTTGGTTGGCTGCCCCGGAAGCCGTGCGGGTGAAATCCCCTTGGCTGTTTTTAGTCACAGACATTATGTAATTATAACGCAAGTTTACTTTTTCAGCTTGCGTCATAGCTTCCATTTTCTTCGTGATTCCCTGACTCAATGCAAACTCTTTCAAATTTACTTCAGTGATAACTATACCCAACCTTTTCAATGATTCAGTTTCTCCGGTAAATACAGCTGCTAAAGCTGTCTGTGTTTCTGCAATAGGAATATTTTTGAATGATGCTAAATCCCCAGCAAGCCCAACTAAACTCATAGACATTTCTGCTGCCTTGGAAGTAGGCAATCCCATACTGGTTGCCATATCCCCAAACATACTAACCATATCTAAAGCTGACCCCTGAGCTATGCCAAAAGCATTTAAAGTGGTCTTGCTCCAGTCCTGTACCACTTTACCGGATGTTTTAAAGGCAACATCAGATTTATTCAAAGACTCATTCAAATCTGAAGCCATTTTAAAAGCATAACCCCCAGCAGCTATTATAGGAGCTGTGACAAACATTGTCATTTTAGTTCCTACTTTTTGCATGCTATCCGCAACCTTATCCATTTTTTGTTGAACTTTGGTTAAAGAATTTTCTGCGGACTTCTGAAAATATTTTAAATCCTGCTCCGATTTCCAAAGCTGCGAATCTATACCCAATGTTGCCATTAAACCACCTATATTCATATTTTTTGTTTTTTAGCTTCTTTTCGATTATGAGATTTTGTAAAAGCAAGGAGTATTGTTTTCATATCCTCTGCGGATTGTTGCGTTTTATCCTCAACTTTTACGTTCCATGGAAATTCAAAATCTTTTACTGAAGTCAATTTTGCCCCTTGCTTACCTACAGCCCGAATAACCAAATTAGTCATCAATGAAAACATATAACTGAACCTGTAATCATTTCGCAATTCCCCAATTGGATCCATCCGGTCATATTCTACCCATTCAGATAATTGGGATGAGGTTAATTGTTCCAGCAATATATCCGGGTGTGCAAATTTAAGTTCCCGGCAAAGCCTGAAATAAAATTGCCGTTCAGGGCGGCTTTTTAGTTTTTTGTCAACTCCTCTTTATCCTTTTCTGAAACCTTATTAAGACGGGAAGCCACTTCAACAATTTTATCCAATGTTTTTGCGGTCATGTTTTTGGATAATGTTTCCACGTCAGCAATAGTCAACAGGGGATTTCCTTCTTCATCGCATAAAGTAGCAACAGCAAGTTTTGCCCTGAAATTTTCGAGTGTTTGACGCTGTTCCATTTTATCCCCAACCTTAACTTGCTTCACAATACTGTTTTCAAACTCATCCCTTTCCTTACCGGACATTTCACGTACGTGCACCACGGTTTCTTCATCCAATTGTACTTGTTCAATTTTACATACTTCTTTTTTCAATAAGCCTTTGCGATCCAATGTTTTCATTTTGATTAAATTAAGTGTAAATGATTATTTTATTAGCCCGTGATTAGAGCAGAAATAAATATTATCCATGAAGACTGCTATTTGCCCCGCTGTTTATTACGATAATCCCTGAAACTTTTAAAGTCACCGGAGCTTTGATCACGTCATCAACCGTAATTGATAATCCAATTTCAGTAACCAACGCAGCAAATTCAAAACTGGTTTCTGCTAAATCAGGTAAAATGATTTCATAATTCTGCAAATCATCATCCTCAAAATCTGCATTCATCAAGTCATACCCTTCCCGGGTAAAAATCATATCCAAAGTTACAGTACCCCCATCCCTTAAACCTCCAATAAAGGTCTTGTACCCTACCACAGCATTAAGCACTGTGGTATCAATTGTTGAGCGGGATTTCGATGGGCCATCAATCCCTTTAATTTCTGATATTTCATCCCACTTAGTTCCGGCAGTGTCCCACCGTTGAAATATCGTGCCTTTTCCGGCAACTGGTTCATCCATAATTTTTACCTCCGTTGTAAATTTAAGTTAATAATAAATCTTGGTCTGCTGTTTTCATCCCAGTCCAAAAAGGTTGGGCCATTGATGACAACCACCAAAGTATAAAACGAATCATTCCATGTCTCATTTGCCCGGCCATGTAGTGAATCCGCTATAAATTGCGCCATATCCCATCCATCCTCATAATTGTCTGATCTAACTCTTATTTGAACAGCTGGATATTCATATTTGCTGATTTTAGTTCCTATATTCAGTGCAGGGGATATGCTTGAGGTATCAAATACCGTTACACATATGTTTGGTTTTGCTGGTTCCTTTCCTACAAACAAATTTTCCCCAAAAGTAAGTCCTAAAGATTCTGAACTTGTTGTGGATGAATTATCAGCCAACATATCACATATATCAATTGAACTTGCTTTCATAATTTAGTTTTTAATCGTTGCTGATTTCCTTATCTCCTGTAAAACTTTTGCTGCATTTCGATTTATACTGTACTCAAAAAACTTTGGCCCACTCCCCGGTCTGCTCCAAGTGCCGTTTGAATTACCCATCATTTCATGAACCCACATAGCATACACTGCACTGAAACCCATCACTACAATTAATTTATCCCCTGCAATACTTTTTGCACCGCTTAAATCTTTTGCATGATTGGTACTCATTTCTGCTT